AAGCTGGCCCGTGAGACGGGTATGAGCGTTAAGGAGGCAAAGACCCTACTAGCTGCCTTCTGGTCACGTAACTGGGCTGTAGAGGCCGTAGCGAAGAACCTACGGACTAGGGAATTGTTTGGTAGTATGTGGGTTCAAAACCCTGTCTCCAAATTCTGGTATAGTTTACGGAGTGAGAAAGACCGCTTCAGTACACTTAACCAAGGCACAGGTGTCTTTTGCTTTGACACTTGGGTTGCTATCTGTCGAAAGAATGGCATTAAAGCTATCGGACAGTTTCACGATGAGATTATCGCTGTTGTTAAGCTAGGTGATGAAGATAAGACTAAAGACATCATCAACAAAGCTGCTGAGATGCTTAACGACAAGGTAAAACTAAATGTTCCTTTGGGCGCAGAGGTGCAATTTGGCAACACTTATGCAGATATTCACTAAAAGATAACTTTATTTTACTTTTAGTGTTACAAACCCGAAAAAATATCCCTATAGTATATTACCACCCCACAGTGCTGCACTAGCAGCCGAAACAAAAAGGAAAGCCCGATATGGCAAAATACACAATGGACATGGTTCTTGAGTACGCAAAAGTATTTGAGGAGAACGCAGACAGAGGCAAAGAAGATGGCCCCCGTGCTGCACAAGCTATCTTCGCTAAAGGTGGCCAGTATGTTGTTAATGCTTACTTCACTGATGAAGCTCAGATCGAACAGCTTCTGAAAGATGGTCTTGATCCTGCGCCTATGAACTCTCAACGTATCCAAGAAGGTAACCCAGCCTTTGGTATTGGTAAGTTCGTTAAGATGAAACGTATGATCTCTGACATCAAGTCTTTCAATGATCGTAAGACAGGTGCGCCAGTGGAAATTGATTATGGTGGCCCTGTTGGTGTTGTTAATCTAACGAATGGCACGGATAATAAATCTTGGTGGACTTTCTCAGAAGATGGCCCACTAGGTAATGGTACTGAGGCTAAGGTTCAGTTTGAACTCTATGCTAATGGTGCTGGTATTCGTCTAGTTAATATCGGTGTTACAAACCACGTTCCGTTTGAAAGCACTAACACTGTAACAGAAGACGATAAACTCTTTATGGTAGGATAATAAATGCGGGTTTCAATTGACTTCTACTTTGACGAAGACACTGATGGCTATAATGGCTCTAGCAGCGCCTCACGGGACGGTGTAGAAGACTTACAGACCGCAGGGCAGTTTATCTCAGGAGCCTTACGTGGCGCTGGTTTCAGCTACGTAGAGGATGTAGGTTTCCTAACGGATGATCAAGTTATCATCTGGGGAGAGCAACTGTAATGAGAACAGGCAAAGTGCTGATCGACGGTGATATTGTAGCCTATAGAGCAGCCTTTGCCACCCAAGACCTTCTACCAAAGGATGCTACAGATAAGGCAGATGAACTCTTGCACTACATTCTGGAGCAAACTGTGATGTTCCCAGAGCCTACGGACTATATAGTCTTCCTGACAGGTTCTGGGAATTTTCGCTTTGAGATAGCTAAGTCCTACCCCTACAAGGGAAATAGGGCAGCTAATGAAAAACCTAAGCACTTAGCTTGTGTGAGGGAACATATGGTAGATAATTGGGCGGCAATCGTTAGCGAGGGAGAAGAAGCTGACGATCTTATAGCAATAGCTGCAACAAAGTATGGGCCTGAAACCATCGTTGCTTCAATTGATAAAGATATGCTTCAGATACCCTGTCGTCACTTTAACTTTAATAGGGGTGATTGGAAGGAAGTTGACCCCTTCGAGGGAATTAAGTTCTTTTATACTCAGATGCTTACTGGCGACAGAGCCGATAACATCATTGGCTTATTTAAGATCGGCCCTGTTAAAGCTGATAAAATACTTGAAGGCTGCACCGATGAAATATCACTATGGAATGCTGTCGTTAAAGCATATGATGGCGATACCACCCGTGTAGTGGAAAATGCGAGGCTATTGTGGCTAAGACGACAAGAAAACGAACTATGGCAACCACCCGTGGCTATCGCTCAGGGTTAGAGGATAAAATCTCTGACCAACTAAAAGAGGCTGGTGTTGCTTTTGAATATGAAACCTTCAAGATTAAATACACAGTACCCGAAACTTTACATACTTATACTCCCGACTTTATTTTACCAAATGGGATTATCGTTGAAAGTAAGGGTAGATTTGTTGTAGCTGATCGAAAGAAGCATTTATATGTTCAGAAGCAACATCCAGACCTTGATATAAGGTTTGTCTTCTCTAACTCTAAAGCTAAGATTAGTAAAGGTTCTAAGACAACCTATGCTGATTGGTGTAATAAGAATGGTTTCCTCTTTGCAGATAAACTTATCCCAGAGGGGTGGATCAATGAAGTATCTAAACGCAGTTGAGACAAGGCAAACAAACCGAAGTCCGTTTAGCCCACAGGAGATCGACGAACATGAAGATGCAGAACGCATTTGGGCTATTATTGCTGAGATTAAGCGAGAAGCTAAGGATGCTTGCCAAAAGTCTTGGGACGATGGACATTGGGCTGGAAGACACGACAAAGACGAAAAGTAAGACTTTAATTTGGTGTGTCATGGATGGCCCTTATGCTCGTGAAGACTTCCCTGAAGATGAGTTTGAAGAATACGACATAGAGGAAAACTTTAACTTTATGCTTGTTGTCAAGATTGAAGAAGACGGTAAGGTCGGGACAGCTAACTTCTGGTATGAAACACTAGACGAAGCTCTTGCAGTCATTAAATACTTTGAGCAGAACATTGAACCGTTAGAGGTAAATGATGGGGAAGAGGAGTAACTTTGAAAGACTACCAAGAGATTACTACCCAACACCACTAGCTGCTGTTGAACCACTAATTGATCACCTACCCTATAGCTTCGACTATATTGAACCTTGTGCTGGAGACGGTAGGCTAGTTGATCACATTAATACACTAACTGAAGGTCATGGCGAATGCCTCTTTATGTCTGATATTAGCCCACAAGCTGACGACATAATGAAGTCAGATGCCCTGACCTTATCTTTTGGAGATGACCAACCCTTTGACTACTGTATAACTAACCCACCGTGGGAACGTGTATTCTTACATGAGTTCCTAGACCACTGGATTAACCTTTGTCCTACATGGTTGTTGTTTGATGCTGACTGGGCGCACACTAGGCAATCAGCAGTCTACATGACATACTGTGCTAAGGTTGTATCTGTTGGTCGTGTCAAGTGGATTGAAGACAGTAAGATGACAGGTAAAGACAATTGCGCTTGGTATCTATTTGATGCCTTTAAAACGAAACAAACAGAGTTTTATGGAAGGTCTGTGAAATGATTAGTCCAGAAGATATGATGGGATTTGATTACTACAGTACCCTAGATGGGAAACTGACACTTGATCAATACCAAAATAAAGCATCAGCAACAGCTATCTACCCTTCAACAGCAGCTATCTTGTACCCTGCACTGGGTTTAGCTGGTGAAGCTGGGGAAGTGGCTAACAAGGTTAAAAAGATCATTAGAGATAATGCCTTTGATCGTGGTGGTATTGCAGCAGAGCTAGGTGATTGTCTCTGGTATATTGCAGCATTAGCCCGTGACTTAAACATCAGCCTAAGTGACATTGCTAAAGAGAACCTTGATAAGCTAGATAAACGTAAGAAAGATGGCAAGATTGCTGGAAATGGAGACTACAGATGATAACACTTAAACAAATTAGGAAGCTAGTCTTTGAGAACTGTGTTGTTAGGTTCTTACGTTATGCAGCTACTTGGAACAGACACCGTGAGACTATTAAGTACCTGTACTCTTTAACAGACCGTGAGTTAAGAGATATAGGGCTTAACCGCAATGAAATCGTAGACTTGATCTTTCGTGAAGACGACTTGGAGAAATACAATAAATGACCAGCAACTATTTACCCACAGACTATCAATCATTCATCGCTACCTCACGGTATGCACGGTGGCTAAATGATGAGAACCGCCGTGAGA